TATATTCTAGAAGTGCAACTGCTACTGGCATATCGTTTTTTGGTATAACTAATAAAATTTCATATACTTGGAATAATGCTGCTAATACCTATACCTGGGATAGTGGATTAGTCATACCAGATTTAACCTGGTGTATGGTTGCAGTTTCCGTTACCAGCACAGCAGCAACAGCATATCTGTGTCAATCCAGTGGAATCACCTCTGCCACCAATACTGTATCTCATGCCAGCACCACCCTGGACGATATAAAAATTGGTCAAGATGATCTTGGTGGTAGATATTTCACTGGAAACATAGCCACAGCAATGATCTACGATCGTGCCTTGTCAGCTGGTGAAATCACGCAAAACTTTAACGCCTTACGCAGTAGATACGGATTATAATATGCCATTAGTTATAGAATCAGGAATTACTATAGGCGGTGGTGTTAGCATCAGCAGTATTGATGCTGTTACTGTTGTTACCGCTAATCTTGTGATGAGTTTAGATGCGGGAGTGACATCAAGTTATCCAGGATCAGGAACCGCTTGGACTGATACTGTTGGAAGCAAAGTATTTACTTTAGCAGGCACTATCGGTGCACCAACATATAGTTCATCCAATGGTGGATACATAAACTTCACTGCCTCCGCTGGGCACTATGGTTCGGCCACAAGTTTTGCTTCGGTCTTATCTACATACACAGTGGAAGTATGGCATCTGTTCAACGGTACAAGTTCTGGTGCCGCACCTGTGTTATTTGGCGAAGGTCGAGCATCTTATAGTAATTTCATGGTAGGAACCACAGGTGGCATAACATCGCCACTTAAAATACAGGGTGGATTCTGGAACGGTGCTTGGCAACAAGGCACGACTAATCCAGGTGATTACTTCCAACCCGCAAATGGTTGGTATCAATTTGTCAATACCTACGATGGCGCAGAGATCAAGTTCTATGCCAACAACATACTACGAATAACCAAAACTCCCAGCGACTTTACGATAGGACGCAGTGGACTTGGTCTGAACATAATGCGCCGCCAAGATGTGCTCAACTACTGGGGCGGCGGAGTGAGCATTATTAGAGTGTATGATCGTGCCCTGACAGCAGATGAAATCAACACTAATTACCAAGCAGCAAGAACCAGACACGGATTATAATACTGTAAAACTATAAATACACAATAACAGAGAAAAACTATGATTTTAAGCAACGTTAACATTGGCTCAGGCCCATCAGCAGGTGATGGTAGCCCATTACGCACAGCATTTACAACTATCAACAATAACTTCCAAATTGTTACAAATAACGTAAATGCCCTGACAAATTCAGTTACCAGTGTGGCTGGACGTACAGGTAATGTTATTTTAACCGTAAATGATCTACTAGGATTCCAAGGCTTAACGTTGGTAAATTCTTCTGCTCCAACATATAGCAATAGTTCTGGTACAGTGGGACAAGTGATAGTCAGTGGTGGTAATTTATACATCTGCACTGCAGCTAATACCTGGGTCCGTAGTGCAGTAACAACTTCATTCTAGTCAAAAACTCTTGTTCTAACCAAAAGTTCAGTGTATAATATAGTATATGCTGAATATCATAAGCGACTTTATACGATCGATCTTACCTGTTAAGAAGAAGACAACTCCAAGTGGTTGGACTAGCTTCAACGCACCCTGTTGCGTTCATAATGGTGAGAGTGCAGATACACGTGGTCGTGGTGGCTTAACAGCTAACCCAGATGGCAGTGTCAGCTATCACTGTTTCAACTGTAACTTCAAAGCCAGCTATCAACCTGGACGTCACTTGACATTCAAATTCCGCAAATTATTAAAATGGTTAGGTGCAGATGACACTGACATCAAACGCTTGGTTATCGAAGCTATCCGTGTCCGTGAATTGGTCGCGCCAGAAGAGGTTAAACAAGAAGCTGAAGAAGAAAAGATAGATTTCAAAGTCCGTGACCTACCAGAAGATGCAGAGAATTTGGTCGCACTAGATTATGTTCATCCAGCATTGGAATATTGCGTGGCACGCAAAATTGACATAGCCAAATATCAGTTTTACGCAACTCGTCAAGAACAATATAATCTACACAAGAGAATCATCATACCGTTCGTCTGGCAAGGTAGGACGATTGGTTATACTGCCAGAGCCTTTGAAGAAAACGTTAAACCAAAATATCACAGTAACTATGAACCAAACTTTGTGTTTAATATTAACAATCAACAAGCAGACAGCAAGTTTGTCATAGTCTGTGAAGGACCATTTGATGCTATGAGCATAGATGGTGTAGCGGTATTAAATAATGAGTGTAATGAAACACAAGCAGATATTATAGAGTCATTGGGCAGAGAGGTCATAGTAGTAGCTGATCGAGATCGTGCCGGTGCTAAGATGATTAATAATGCTATCGAATATGGGTGGACGGTAAGTTTTCCTGTATGGTTAGAAACTTGTAAAGATGTAAATGAAGCAGTAGTCAAGTATGGCAAGTTGTTTGTGTTAAAAACTATCTTAGACAGCAAGCACTCGAGTAAACTCAAGATTGAACTAATGAAAAAGAAACTGTATAATTAAATATATGAGCAAAGAATATTCCCCAGAACTACAGAAACTATTTTTAGAAATGATGCTAGAAGATGCGCAGAGTTATGTGCGTGTGCAGAACATCTATAATGCAGAAAACTTTGATAGATCATTACGTGAAGTAGCTAAATTCATCAAAACACACACAGATGATCATAAAGCCATGCCAACGATTGAACAAGTCAAGGCCGTCACAGGTGTAGACTGTAAACACGTACCGGATCTCACAGAAGATCATTACAGTTGGTTCTTAGCAGAGTTTGAAGGTTTTACTAAACGTAACGAACTTGAACGTGCTATTCTTAAAGCCGCTGATATGCTGGAAAAGGGTGACTATGATCCCGTAGAAAAACTGATCAAAGATGCAGTTCAAATATCATTAACCAAAGACATGGGCACTGACTACTTCTTAGATCCACGTGCTAGATTATTAGCGATCAAGAGTAATAACGGACAAGTCAGCACTGGCTGGCCAACCTTAGATAAACGACTATTTGGTGGTATGAATCGCGGAGAACTTAATATCTTTGCAGGCGGATCAGGTAGTGGTAAATCCTTGTTCATGCAGAACATAGCTATCAATTGGGTTACTCAAGGACTTAACGGTGTGTATCTGAGTTTAGAGTTGAGCGAAGGACTTTGTGCTATGCGTATGGATAGTATGGTGGCTAATGTTAGCACTAAAGAAGTATTCAAAGACCTAGACACTATTGAAATGAAAGTCAAGATGGTAGGTAAGAAATCTGGTGTGCTGCAGATCAAATATATGCCAGCACAGAGTAATGTAAATCAAATACGTAGTTACTTGAAAGAACTACAGATACAGACAGGTATGCGATTAGACTTTATCATGGTAGACTATTTAGACTTGGTAATGCCAGTGAGTGCTAAAGTTAGTCCAAATGACTTGTTTGTCAAAGACAAATATGTATCAGAAGAACTGCGTAATCTATCTAAAGAATTAAACATATTGATGATCACAGCGTCACAACTTAATCGTGGCGCAGTTGAAGAAATCGAATTTGATCACAGTCACATCGCAGGTGGATTGAGTAAGATCAACACAGCAGACAACGTGTTTGGTATCTTTACTAGCCGTGCTATGCGTGAGCGTGGTCGTTATCAACTACAGCTTATGAAAACACGTAGTTCAAGTGGCGTGGGTATGAAAGTAGACTTAGAGTATGATTTAGAAACACTGCGTATTACAGACCCGGGCGAAGAAGCACAAGAAAGTGGACTACGTGGAGTTGGCGCAACTAACATTCTAAGTCAGATCAAAACAGGTAGTAGTGTAAGTCCAGTAGAAGATACTCCTAAGGTAACTGCTAGTGTAGATAGTAGCAAGTTAAAATCTATGATAGCAGGATTAAAGAAAGTAGAATGACTACGAACAATCCCGTATTTTGTCCTATGATACACGGGGGCCTAAGCATTAATCTATCATCGCACCCAGAAAAAATAACAATCAATCATTGTTGTATACGAGATGATCATATTATAGTTAATGATGAAAGTAATCTGTGGGGAAATGAAAATCTATCTCCTTTACGAAAAACTAACTTACTAGGGAAATGGGATTCTAGTTGTTGGGCTTGCCAAAAACCTGAATCCGCTGGACTTAGTAGTTTTAGAACTGGTATGTTAGACAAATTTGGGGTTAAAGAAAATCTGTCTGGTCCACAAAGGTTGGATCTAATGTTTGATATTAGTTGCAATCTAGCCTGTAGAACTTGTGGCCCTGGATTAAGTACCTATTGGCAAAAACATCTAAAAGAAAATAAAATAGATTTTATCAGTTCCCCTACAGCTTCGCGTGCGGATGAAATCATAAAAATACTTGAAAAATTAGACCTATCTAATCTTGGAATGGTTGTAATTTCTGGTGGTGAAACTCTACTAGGAAAAAACTATTGGCAGGTGGTTAATACCATAGCTGATATGGTTCCTAATGCTAAAGAACGACTTACATTAAGTTTTCAGACGAATGGAACACAGACCATTGAAGAAAAATACTATTCAACCATTGAAAAATTTCACTTAGTGAAACTACATTTTAGTATAGATGGTATTGATGACCGTTTTGAATATCTACGTTGGCCTGCTAAGTGGAATCAAGTAGTCGATAATATGCTAGCATTAAGAGAAAAACTTCCTGTGAATGTGATGTTTCTAATAGAAGAAACTATCAGTATTTTTAACTTATATTATCAAGATGAATTAACTAAGTGGGTTAAGTCTAACTATGCTAATAATAGGATAGGTGATATTACTAATCATCAACGACATTTGGCTTTCGGAATCTATGGACTAGACAGTCTTTCTCAAAAATATATAGATACATTGTCTACAAATCAGGTAAAGTTATTGAATCCAAGTTGGTCGGAACAACCAGCAAAAATTAGAACAATGATAGAAGAAATACGCAAATTTGATGCTATCAGAGGGCAAGATTGGAGTAAAATCTTTCCAGAAGTTGCAGAGTTCTATTCTGATTATCTATGATGTACAAAATATTATGTACAGGAAATCCCAATGACTATACAGTAGCACGTGCTATTAAACAGATTTTTCCTGATGCTGATTTTGCTTGTAGATCTACCGGATATGATCTCAGGATGTGGGATCCTAAAGATGAAGAACATTTCAGAAAAAATATCGTAAACTACAATGTATTAGTTAATAGTTCTTTTGTTTCAAATGGTGCCCAACAAAAAATATTAGAAATTACACACGAACTTTGGACTAGTGGTCACGTATTTAATATAGGTAGTACAGCAGAATATGAAGGACGTAATAGTTTTTTACCACATTATAGTGTACAAAAACGTGCTTTGAAAGATATGAGTTTGAGTATGTGTTCTAGTAAATTTAAAACTACTCATATGACTGTTAGTGGGTTAAATGATAATAAACTTGGTAACGAAAATAATTTAGATCCGATACATATTGCCAACTCAATCAAATGGATATTAGATAACAATGTTAAT